GTCTCGACAAGAACGTGGTCTTTGCACTTAGGTGGTCTGGGAGAAGAAACCGTCAGAATTGCTGAAGTGTGGGGCCGTGCATGGGTGACCTCAGGCGATACTCCCTTACAAAAGGAGTGCTCGGGTCAGGCCAGGGGAACGAGAAAGCCCTCCAACGTTTTATGAAAAGAGAGCGTTGTAACCAAGATTAGTCACGGAATCCTTTGAAGTCAAGGGGCTGACCACTGCCATGTGATGTAGGCGGTAACTGTACTGGATAGTACGTGCAGCTGCGTTCTGACTGAGAATGTGACCGATAGGAGTCTTTTAAAGAAATCAAGGGATTGATTTCAGGGGTGGTAGGGCCACCTAGCCGAGTGGGCTCTTCAGTGAGTCAACTTGTTTTTGTATCTTAAAGGATAAAAGAAAAATTGAAAAGAAATATGAAACAATAAAATATTTTGAAAAGTGCGTTAGCATTCCTGCAAGGCTGTCTCAAGTGGCATCGTGTGTTGGTGGAGCTTACGGATCAGATGTGTATTCTTAATAGTTATACGAGCTGCTAATGTAGCCATATCCGTTGGAGCTAAGAAACCAACACTTGAAGAGCCATGGGTAAGGCAATACCTGATGGATTACAATAAGTCTAACGTAGGTGACGGGAACACCACACACAAAAAAATCCACCGTAGTCTACCGGCGGCGTAAAATAACTGAGGTAGTGGGTCACCCATGTAGGAGTGATATGAGACCCGGAAGTTGAATTCTCGAGGGCATTCAAGACCGCTAAGACTTACAACCGTAGAAATACAGTTATTAAGTCTCATTGCAAATTCTTGAATCAACAATTGACAGTATGTCAGCCAACAATAAAAAGGAGGAATTGAGTGTTGGGGAAAAGGAGGGTGTTGCGCCTCAAAGCGACACAAAAACGAAAGCACAGGAGGATTTTCACCTGTGTTGGATGGAAATGCTTGGGCTGGAAAACGGTCTATGCATTCTCATGGATCGCGAACACGACCTTTATGAGGAAGTGGAACCCTTGGACATCAAAACGAAAAAAGGTATGTTTAAGATGTTGGGTGCGGATCCAGATTACGAGCGGTGGTTTGCTCTCAGTGAAGAACTGAGAGTTGTTCAGATAGACTTGGACAATGCAGCGAGACTGTATAATAACGCCCGTAATAAAATGTACACGATGTATCCGCGGTTTGCAGCCGTGGATGGATGGCGACCTAAGCCTGATGTCTCCCTGTATATAGATGATAAATCGGTCTATCCAGAATTGGCCGATAGAAAGAAAGCATTTGAAATAATGAATAACAAGGGAGATTACGCGGACCTATACTCAAATGAGGAAATTTGGGAAGAAGGTGAAGCAGGTGATTGGGTCAATGAAATGATGGAAGAGGAATTAGATCCCGCCATCTTGGCCAAGCTCACTAAATCAGCAGAAGCATTGGTTGCCAGTGAGATTCACAAAAACACGCTGCAAGGACCTGATTACATAGCTGATCCAAAAGCTACTGTGGTGTTACAAGGAGCAGTTTTTGTGACTCCAGCGGAGACGAAAGTCACGTCAGAGCAGAATGAAGAACGTATTAAGAAAAACGTTTTCACATGGAACGAGTTTAAACAGCAAGCGAAGTTTCTGAATCATTGTGCATACGAAGCCATAATTGAGGCTTGGATAGGTTATATGTCTGACCTGGAGCCATTTGAAAGGCTTGTAATGTGCCGGATGATGTGTAAGGGGGCTTGGAAAGAATATGCCTCTTTGCTTGAGCCTGTTTTTGAAACAGTTTATCGTCGGGAGTATGACATGTTGTTACCGACAACAGACTACCCGAGGGAATCATTGGAGATGCGATTACGCACGCAAGAAAGAGCGCATGTGTTACTCCAGGATTACCGAACGGAGCGAGTGAAGAATAATCAGGCTGCCACTAGTAATGGGGAAACCCATGAATCGTGGTGGTGCCGGATAAAGGCTCACTGCACGTGGAAACGTGCACCAGCCCGGCAGAAGCCGTTGGTTGAGCGCATTTACAATGCGCTTGGCTGGATTTGGCTTTGTGTTGGGTTAGGAAATGTGGTGATAGGCTTTTTAGGAACTATTTTTGTTCCTCTCTTGTTTATTAACTTCGTTGTTGGGCTCGGGATGACTATTATGTATCTTAGAGTTTGGTGGACTGAAACTTACTATAAATGGGAGCGTACCATTTGGGCGGCAGGAATTGCTGTTGGAGTTTTAGTCGCTGGTTTGCTAGTGTTCTTGTTTAAGCGGAAAAAAGTCGGGTATGTAAATGAAGGCCCGGATGACGTTGAAGCTAAATTGAACGCTGGCCAGTGGACGACTATGGTGTCTGCAGCGATAGGAGCTATCGGCATTTGTATATTGCCGTTTGTCGGTTTTGAACAAGCCGGTAAATATGCCCAGGCAGGCTCACATTTGAGCAAGTCCGTTTATTCGTTAAAGGATTTTTGTAAAAGTGTTGGAGCATGGTTGCAAGGGTTTGCCATGGGAGGAAAAGCTGCTATGAAGCCCACGTTTGTTGTTCTTAAAGACGGCGTGTGTGGAGTGGTTTATTTCTCTGAAAATGAGGAAATGTTGTATGATGATCGAGAGTATCTCCTCATGCAATATAAGAAGAGTGACAAAGTGTGGTATAATGTACCTCATCCAGAACATAATGATTCTGTGTTGATTTGCCACCGTGACCAGATGCACGATCTCGTGACAAAAGGTTATGAGGAAATCCTTAAGGCGTATGGAAAGGCGCCTAAGGTTTTGTCATTTGATCCTAAGAAGCGAGTTTTTGTCACTGGCCAAAATCCTACTGCTCCTGATTTGAAACCCGAATGTGGTGAATGGACAGCAATAGGTGTGAAGTGGATTGAAGATAATCTTGTTGACGACGATGAGAAGAAGGAAGAAGAATTCCAAGCTCTCACTGATTCCTGGATGTTGAAAGTAGGTGGAAAACCTAATTTGACAAAGGAACAGATTGAAGAGCGTGACGCTGGATTTGCCTTGCAAAGGGCTGAACAGCGTAAACTTCATCAAGCCCAGAAGGAATTGAGAAAACTTAAGGGTAAACAGAAAACGAATATTTGGGATTCTTCATTGACAGATGAGCAGAAGGTGGATGAGGCCGGTAAGTTCGATTGGTCTCAGGCAACTGAGACTGATTGTTCCAAAGCATGGCGTTATTCACCTCTGATGCCTAAAGCTCTTAAAATAAGTATCCTTACGAGAAAGGTTGAGCTTGCTCCAAAGTCCCCGGAAAGGGATATGATTCAGAATTGTCTCACAGCCATGGGTGCTGGAGAATGGAAGAATGAGTCGTATGGAGTTGATATGTCGTGGCCTAATGTGCGACAGAGTCTTGAATCATTTGGGGCTGCTTGTCGTCGAAGATGTTGTGGCACTTTCTGGGGCACTACTGGAGCTAAGGTTCGCCTTGGTATTTTAGTGGGGCTCTTGGGGGTTGTTGCGGTGTCGATTGCTCTGTTTGTGCGATATTCGAAGAGAGATAAGAAAGCAAATCAGGTAACAACAGTCACGAGACGATACTGTTTGCGGTGTGGAACGCATGAGGATGCCGTGGTGGTTGAAACCTGTAAGAAGCATGGGAAAATGTTTGCTCATCATAAATTTGGAGATGTTACCACCATAAAAGAATCTAGGTTCAAGAGTGAAGCACTCAATGATTTTGTCTTGAAGTATGCCGAGTCAGGTGAGGAACTTGATATTAGCAAATTGAGAGGTAAGTGGTTGAGCGTGGACAATGGGGACCAGATTCTCCAACTCTCGCAGTATAATGGAGATCTCAAAAAACTCCTGCAAGGAGCAAAGGGATTAGCTGCAGGAGATCATCCTGCACGTCTGTTTTCGGGGGATAGGTCACATTCAGTGATCTTGACATCAAAGGAAAACATATTACCCCGTGAGCGACGTGTGCAGCGCTATAAGGAGGAAGCTGTGCAGCAAAAGAGAGAGCTGAAGAAAATTCAAGTGATCCTACAAGAGGAAGCGCTCTCTGCTCGTGCACAACGAGCTGTTGAAGAACTGATTGATCGAAATGCAGTTCAGGACCTTGAAGTGGAGGCACAAGAGGCCCTTAGTAAAGGATCGGAGGCACATGCAGAATTTGTGCGAGGAGTTGCTAGCATTCATCAAGAGCGACAGCGATTGTCGTATGTGGATGAAGTAGCGCTCGTGCGAAGTCTGCAGAGAGAAGCTGAGGAGTCTTTGGAAGATTTAGAGTCTACATTAACCCCAGACCTTGAGGCCGAAATGACGCTTTCGATGGAGCAGGACAGATTGATGCAAAATGAATCATTTATGGCCATAGATGAAGGCACGCGTTTTCTGGCTTATGCTCGTGCGGGGAATCAGGTTTTGGGTTCCTGTTCGCGCGTGGGCAATTGCTTGAACATGCCTTGGCATTATGTGGAGTTGCTGGATCGAGCAGAGACACAAATGTTAATAATCAGTGGGGGAGGTGATGGAAAGGGATTTTCAATCATTATCCCAAAGGAGGTGACGAAGCCTTGGTCTGAAATGTTCGTTAAATTGTCAATGATTGATCAAGGGGCTTTACCTTTACCAATTCAGGCTGCACCATGGCCCGCTATGCGGGTCGCGGTACCAGATGAAGGGGTACAGAAGATGAAGTTCTTTGTTCGTCATCCAGTCACAGGAAAGTGTGGTATGGACACGGTTGAAGCAACAGTGCGTGATGGTATGGTCTTATATAAGACTGACCATGCTGCAGGGTTTTGCGGATCTGTGTTGATGACGGATGGCCCCATTCATGGACAAGGGGCTCGAGTGGTAGCTCACCACATTCAGGGTATGGTTAAAAGCCCCCTGTGTAAAGGAGCAGCCTGGACGGAAGCAGCGTTGAGGGAGATTCAGGAGTTGTCGAAACTCTCTCCTATCTACACTGCTAATGCAGGCATTTTGGGTTTTTAATTCCAGGGACACCGATGGTCATACCGTTCGAATGGTACGAGTTCTTTGGAGTAAGATTTACTCCAGTGACGACCGATGTCCCTGAGATAACAGAACTCGGCATAGCTCAAACAAGTGCCGGGTACCCAACTACAGTCATCAAGTCTGATGATGATTGGGAGATGTATTTAAATGAATCAGACCGTGGAGCGACTCAAAATAAACGTGAGTTCCGAGATCGCTCTGCATGGACCCTTCGCAGTGGTCAGGCGCCCACTGTGTTTAATACCAAAGTCTTGAGAAAGAACTTGGAGACCTTTAAAGCGCCAGCTGGTGTGATCAAGAATCCATTGGCCTTTCAGTTAGCACTGGATATGCTGACTGAGGGGCTTTTTGAATCTTGTGGGAATTGGACCGAAATGTCCACATCAGAAACCTTACATGGATCCAATGATGGCCTTTTGGCTGGGTTGCCTATGACAACAGCTATTGGCTTTGGATTCAAAGATTTGGGAAAAACTAAATTGGAGGGGATGGCGAAAGCCGGAGACCTGCTCCTGCACATACACGAAGAGGATTATAAACGTGTGTGTGGCAGTGATGAAATTCCAGTATATGCATGGGCGACTAAAATGTCGCTGAAAGACGCACGTCTTCCGATCGAGAAATTGGCGGATGATAAAGGACGAGTCTTTCAAGGCGAAGCAATGCCTGCAGCTATGACTGGTCGGAGGCTCATTGGGAACTTTATCGGAAAATTTATGGCGGCTTGTGCTGCCGGAGGTTTTCCGGGAATTGTTTCCTTTGTGCTTTCGCGAGGCGGTTGGCACGATATGTTGAAAGATCTTACAGATGACTTTCTCATTAAAACGTGCCTATCAGCTGATGTTAAAAAATGGGATAAAAATTGGTTGCATGAATTCCATTACTGGATTGTGTCCGTGCTTGCGCGAATCTGCGGCTCTAAGGAGTTAGCTCGAAGGATTTGGCGCCACTATGAACGTGTGGCATGGGGACCAACAGTTATAACAATCTACGGTATTTTGATATATATGACTAAGGGTATGCCTTCGGGTGATATCGCGACGGTTATTTTCAACACGCTTGGACAAGTTCTGATGTATATGTATGTTTATGCGTGTATAGTGCCTGTAGAATTTTGCAACTTCACCGACTTCAATGCTAATCTTCGATTGAAGGCTCTTGGTGATGACTCCGCGGTAGCGTTGAGTTCAGCAATGTATGGATGGTTGTCAGGCCGTTCATTTTCAGAAGAAGTACGAAAAGGATTCGCTGAGCCCGGTTGGGAAATCGAGCTCATTGAAACAGATATACAAGGAATAGAATTTGTAGGGCACCGCACAATCTTGGCTAAAACCTCGATTGGAGAGATGCACCTTCCTGTACTACCAGAACGCACGGTTATGGCTATTAACGAGTGGATGAAGAAAAAGAATGTAAAAGGGCAACCTATTGCAGTTCGTTATATATCCCGTTATTATGCCGGCTTTGAACGCGCATTTCCGTATCTTTGGAGCAACAACGAGATGATGATAGATTATTGTCGTCTCGCTTATAATTGGCTCCAGCGGGTGCAGCGTAAATACTGGAATGATCCTGACACCACAACCCAAAAGGCAGCTCGTAGCGTGCCTGGTCTGCGTGAAATTGCAGACCTCTATTTCCCTTGGAGAATAGATTTGGGAGAGGTCCTAACAAAACTCGGCGACTCTTGGAAAAAAGAGGCCTTGAGTGAGGGGCCAGGTGCAGGTATTGTACCGTGCTAT